GAAACAACAAATGATGCAAGACATGGTGAAGGGAGCAACACCTGCTGTAGCTAAAGGTATGTCAGAGGGTGCTAGAGAAAATCCTGAGATGGTTCAGGAGATGATCCAGGCCGTACAACAACAATAATATATGGAAGAATTACAAACAGGACAATCAGAAGGTGTACACTCAGCAGGTTCACCAGAGCACATAAATGAAATGCTCGCCAAGGTTGATAATCCTGTAGAGGTTAGTGATGTAGGTGAAGAACTTGTGTTACAGCAGTCAGAACAAGGCAGACCTGAGTGGTTGCCAGACAAATTTGGAACACCACAGGATTTACTTAACGCTTACAATCAGCTAGAACAACAGTATACACAAGTATCTCAACAACAAGAGAATACACAACAAACAGAAGTTGCAGAGCAAGAGTCAGTTGATATACAGAATACAAGTGTACCTCAAGTTGCTCAGTTGTTAGACGATAGAAATCTTGATATTGAAGTATTCCAACAAGAGTACAATGAGTTAGGTAAACTATCTGATGACGCATATACTGCATTAAATGAAGCTGGTATACCAAACAACGTAGTAGATACATGGTTAGCGGGACAAGAAGCAATTGCTGACCAAAGTATTTCAGAGATATATCAGTCAGTTGGTGGTGAAAACAATTACAATGCTATGCTAGATTGGGCTAATAATAATTTACAACAGTGGGAATTAAATGCCTTCAACAACTCAATTGAAAACCTTGATCCTAATGCGATGTTTGCTGTACAAGGTCTTATGGCGAGAATGCAAAATGCAGAAGGTATCCCACCCAGGCTCATGACAGGTGAATCAGTACCATCAACTGCACCAAGATTTGAATCTCTAGCCCAGGTTACAGAGGCTATGAAGAATCCAAAGTATGCGAGTGACCCCGCTTATAGGGCACAAGTAACACAAATGTTGAGTAACTCAACAGTGTTATAAACTAATAGCTAAAATAGTAATCATTGCCCCATGCGTGGGATAACTCTGGTGAACTTTCAAGCATCATTAGTTAAGTAGTAAAGCCACATAGGAGATTAATATGGCTACAAACTATTCCAATATACATCGTTCTGGTCAAAATAATGACTCAGGTGACGTTAGATCGTTATATCTAAAATTGTATGCTGGTGAAGTTCTTACTGCTTTCCAAGGTAAAAATATTATGATGCCTTTGCATCGTGTGCGAACTATCTCAAAAGGAAAGTCTGCACAGTTCCCGATGACAGGAAAGTATCGAGATGCTTCATACCACACTCCGGGGAATGAAATCGTTCCAAGCAAAGCAAAGCAAGGTGAACGTATTGTTACCATTGATGACTTGCTCATTAATGCACAATTCATTCCAAACATTGACGAAGCAATGCAACACTTTGACATTCGCTCCGTCTACACGCAAGAAGCAGGTTATGCTCTAGCAAAAGTTGCAGATGAGAATATCTTACGTATGGCTATCAAAGCGGCTATATGTGAGAACGCTACCATTGCGGCTGTCTCAGGTATGATCCAAGACTATAGTGCATTTGGTGATGAAGACTTCACACCTAACGTAGTTATTGGAGATAATGCGGCTGACGTAAGAAAACCAAAAGACATTGTTCAGGCTATCATGGATGCTAGACGTATCTTTGATAACTACAACGTCCCAGGTGATCCTTTCGTTGTCATGCCTGTTGACATGTACTATGACTTATTCAAAGTCTCAAGTGCAACTGACATGGTTGACTTTGCTATCTTCAACAGAGATGTTGGAGGAGGTGGGTCGATTGCACAGGGTACTGTACCACAGATTCTTGGTATGCCTATTTATGTAACGAGTAACTTAGGTTACTTTAGTTCTGGGTCTACCTGGGTATCTAACTTGTGGACACATGATGGAACTGCTGGCAATCCAGCGATTGCAGCTAGACCATCTACACACAAAGATGGTGCACAAACTTCACCAGTACCACTAGCTAATACTGCTGGTTCTGGAAGAGGTAATCCTGCGGCTAGTCCTACCACATCCATTTATGACATTCCTGCGGGAGCAGGGACTGAAGATTTTGCTTCAGGAGACAACCAACGTCCATACACAGTAGGTATGGAAACTCGTGCTCTCGTCATGACACAGGATGCAGTAGCAACTGCCAAGTTAATGGATATGTCTGTTGAGTCAGAGTATCAGATTAACCGACAGGGTACCTTAATGGTGTCCAAGTACGCAATGGGTCACAACATATTGCGACCTGCGTGTGCTGTAGCATTGACTCAGTACAGTTAATGGCTACTTTGTAACTCCGTAGGGAGGACTCTTTAACTAGGGTTCTCCCTTTTTTTTCATCATGGCTAAAAAAGATTCACTAAAATTAGATGGTTTAAAAAATGTACACGATAACGAAATACAGCCACCATCTAGTCAAGTTATTTCCAGAGAATATAGAAAACGTGGGGCTATAGATCACCCTGAGTTTGAAAAAATGATACAAGATGCTCCTTCTCAAACTTACGATCAACAAACCCATGAATATTATTTAGCTCATCGTGCTGATCGATACCGTGTTAAACCACGTAACTGGCTTATGAGAACAGCAGGTAAAGGTTTTACTCCTTTAGATTATCTTACTAACCCAGAAATTCTAGTTACAGATCAAGAAGAAAGATTTCATGTAGAACAGTTTAATAGAACGGCAGAAGGGTTTTTGACAAGATGGGAAAATGTAAATAAAATGACCTACCCAAAAGAAGCTTTTGAAATGATGCAGACTGAGGCGTTTAGAGAGTGGTGGTATCATGAACCCGATGGCTATGCAGTACCCGATGGTCCCTCTGTTGTAACAGAAATGGATGGATCTGGTTGGCCTGAAATTGTTTTTCACGGGACATTGGCTCACATAGACAGAAAAAAAGGATTTCAACTTTTACATTTGAAAGATACAAAAAGATTTGGAGACCCCAATGCAGAGCAAGAAATAGGCACACACATGGGTAGTCCAGGTCAATCAATGGACATTCTTTATGGGAAGAAATTTGGTAATGAGAAAGTAATGGATGACTCAGGTGTATTACCAACAAGACAAAAATTTGCAGAAGCAGTAAAAGGGCAATCACCTTTTGCACCACAAGCAAGATGGTATCCTGGATTCATGAAAATGAATAATCCTTTGATAATAAATGAAGAGTTATATAATTGGACTTTCGATGTGTTAATGAAGCATCTTGCATCTGAAAGTAGTGGGCAAACAGAGTATGACCCAGAAACAGGGCATGAAATTAGAAACTACGGTTCAACTAAACCTAGTTTTCTTTCGCAACATAAAGATGATTTCGGTAATCCTTATACTTACTCAATGGATTCAGATGAATATAAATCAGATAACCCAACTCATTATCCTATGGGTTCTGGAACAGCTTTAGAACAAATACTAACGTATGCTGTAGAAATAGCTGACGAAGAGGGGGTAGACATTAGACAAGTAAATTGGGAAAAATCAGATGAAAGAGGATTAGACAGTGAAACAGGAAAAGATATATCATTGGTTTATGAGGCAGATGTAGAGTATTATAGGTTAAAAGGTCTCATGAGGTTCTTACAAGATGACCTTGGTTACGATGGTATTAAATACTGGAATCAAGTAGAGGACAAGGGTGCCCCCGATTGGTCATATATTATGTTTAGTCCAAACCAGTTTAAAAGCATTTACAACGAAGGTTCATTTAAGTGGGGATCAAGAGAAGAACCACATCGTGATTTTATGACAAACACAAAAACAAATAAATACAGAAAGGTATCATGAGTCTTAGTCCAACAACTAAACTAGAGGCTGTCAATACCATGTTGACCAGCATTGGTGAACAACCAATACAAAACATGAATGACCTTGCTGGACTATCTGATGCCTCTATTGCAGAACAGATTCTTGACAACGTATCAAGAGCAATCCAGTCAAGAGGGTGGATATTCAATACTGATCTTGATGTACAAATGATTGTAGACCAGTATGGTGAAATAAAGTTAAGCCCAGATATACTTAGAGTAGACACAACATCAAGAGTAAGAAATGGTGATACAGATATAGTAGAACGTGGTCGTAAATTATATGATAGACAAAAACAAACATTTATATTTACAACCAAAGTTACAGTAAACCAAATTAAACTTCTTGTATTTGAAGACCTACCTGAACCTGCACGTAGGTACATAGCAATTAGATCGGCCCGAATATTCCACGACAGAGTAGTAGGGTCAGGTGAATTACATAGATTTTACCAAGAAGATGAAATGAACTCATGGCAAGCATTACTTGAGTACGAAGGTGATGTGGCTGACTACAACATATTTGATAACTATGATGTATTTAGAGTAGTAGATCGAGATGTAAATTCTACATACGGATTAACTCGTAACCTTGTAGATTCTTCAGAAACTAACTAATGCCTTTAATATCTGGAAGTATACCTAGTCTTATAAACGGGGTTTCACAACAACCTGCAACCCTGCGTATGCCAACTCAAGGTCAAATTCAAGAGAATGGTTTATCGCACATAACCCGTGGACTAGAGAAAAGACCTTGTACTGAGCATGTTGCTGAGATAACAGGTGTTACCTCTGCCAACTCTAATGATGTCTTTATACATACGATAAGACGATCTGAAGATGAAGCGTATGCTTTTATTGTTAAAGGTGGTGTTAAAAATTCAGGAGGAACTGTAACAACTGACACTCAAGTAAAACTTATAGACCTTACAGGGTTTGCAACTGGAACCGCAGGTAGTGATGTTCCTATTAAGACAGCACAAGTTCCTATTTCTAACACAAGTGCAGTGACCACAAGTGATGCAATTGATGCCACAGTCAACAAGTACCTATCAATAGAAACTGGTACTACGTTTGAACCCAACATGTTTTCGTCTACTACTGTTGCTGACTTTAGTTTTATACTAAATAAAGAAGAGAGGGTAAAGAAAGACACTTCGTCTACTCAAACAGCTAGTAATTACCAAGCATTAATGCACATTAAAACTGGTGACTATGGTGCTGACTATAAAGTTAAAGTTACGCTGTACACTGATGCAGAGATGACACAAGTAGCCGATAACTCAACCACTGCCCAGAACCACGCTAATAGTTCCCACGCTGATTACACAGGTGCCACAGTAGCAAATTTTGGAACAAATGGAGTAAAAGAAGCTACATTTTCTACTCCAGATAACAAAACAGAAAGTCTAACTGGAGAATCTAGCAGTTCTCCTACAGTTTCTATGAACAACCAAGCGGCTGTAGTAGTCTCTAATATAGCACGAAGTTTGTGGGAGGGCGATGTAGCTGGTACTGATATTGTAACATTAGCTGAAGGAAATAGTAGCAATGTACCAGTAACAAGTAAACATGCTTACGTTAGACAGGGTACAAGTGGAACAACTAAATACACAGGAACAAAAGGTGTTATTAATCAAGGTACATTTGCTGGAACTGCTTTAGATACTCTTGGTGGTCCTTTCAGTGATTCAGGTTCTGCTCGTGGTTCTTATGTAGCAGGAGAGAGTATTATTTACCTAGAGTCTACTCAACCTTTTACTGTAGAATGTACTGATGGTAAAGGTGACACATTTATGGTACCAATTAATGGTTCCGATGAGGTACCTAGCTTTGGTAAACTTCCTGGATCAAAAGTTCCTAATAATTTTATAGCAAAAATATCTGGGGATAAGAATAGTGGACAAGATGATTATTATGTAAAATGGACAGGTTCTGCATATAAAGAAACTTTTAGACCCAAGTATGTTCTTGATGCACCCAAAGACTCAAGAAAGAAACTAGATAATACTACATTGCCAGTACAGTTGTTTAAAGCATTTGACAACAGTGCAAACCAAAATATTTATTTTGTACTACAGCCTATTGACTATGGTGAAAGAACAGTAGGAGATGACACAACAAATCCATTTCCATCATTTGCTAACTATGATGAAACAGATAATCCAAATGGACTATTTACGATTAATGATATATTCTTTCACAGGAATAGACTTGGGTACATCTCGGATGAAAATGTAATACTATCAGAAACTGCTGACTACTTTAATTACTTTGCAACTACTGTACTGTCAATCCTAGATACAGCACCAGTTGACGTAGCAGTGTCTAATAACCAAGTTGCTATTTTGAAATCAGCTATACCATTTCAAGAGAGTCTTGTTTTATTCTCTGATCTACAACAGTTTAAACTTACGTCAGACGAGTTTCTTACTCCTACATCTGCTAACGTAGACGTTGCTACAAACTTTGAGGTATCTACGGATACAAAGCCAGTAGCCGCAGGTAAGACTATATTCTTCCCTTTTCAACGTGGTGCATTCTCAGGTATACGTGAATACTTCATTGACATAGCATCACAAACAAACGATGCAAACGAGATTACATCTCATGTACCAGACTATATCGAAGGTACAGTAAAGAAACTAGCAGTATCGTCAAACGAAGAGGTGTTGTGTTGTATTGGTGACACAGATAGAAAAGAACTTGTAGTCTACAAATACTATTATACTGATCAAGAGAAACTACAGTCATCATGGTCTAAGTGGAAGTTTGATGCTGAGATTATTGACATGGAGTTTATTGGGTCTGTTGGGTTTATGTTGTTTAGGAGAGGGACAAAGATATACCTAGAAAAAATGAATTTGTCTGTTGATAATGCTACAAGCATTATGGATGACAAAGTAGGTGTTAGATTAGATCGAAGAGTTAAGTTAGAACAGGGTGCTGTAACTTCTGTTCCATACTCAGCAGATGTGCAACATGACAAAGTAGGAACCACAGTAAGAGCAAAAGGTGTCAATGGAGCATCTCAATTTGGTAAAAAGATTACTATAGATGGTGTTAGTGTAGCTCCAAGAGTAGGTCAAACATTTACATCGGCCCATGATGCTAACAATACTTATACCATAGTTGACGTAGGTGTGCTATCAGGGGATACAATAGAAATAGAGATTACACCTAGTGTTGCTCCAGAACTCAGTATTGACCAAGGTGGACCAATACCCGACAATACAATACTCACCTTTACAGAAAGATCAGTAGTCTATGTAGTAGAGACAGGAGAAGTTATATCTGCATCACAGGTTGCAGGAGTATTACAAAACGGAACAACGTACTCCAAGTCAAGAGACAATAGTACACCAATAGTATTTGCAGGTATACCTTACGATTTTAAATACCAGTTTTCAGAACAGTTTGTCAAAGCAGGTGATAACTCAATTAACTCAGGTCGATTACAAATGAGAAACTTTGAGATTTCCTATGATCGCACAGGATTCTTTGAGGTCGAAGTATCACCAAAACCTTTTGACAATAGGCTTAGAAAGATATTCAAAAGAACCTTTACAGGACGAAGAATTGGTTCTCTGTTTCTTGGTAAACAAGAATTAGACACAGGGGTGTTCAGAGTACCAGTGTATGTCAATAGTAAAGATGTAAAGATAATGGTTATGTCAGACTCATGGCTACCTTTATCTCTACAGTCGGCTGACTACGAAGCGTTCCAAGTCCTGAGAAACCAACGTATATGAATTATTATATTAGATCGTCAAAGAAAAATGATTGTTACGAATTATCTAAAACTTTAAGACAACAAGATGTACAAGAGGTGTTTTCTTCTGGTGGTCGTAATCCTGCTCAAGCGTTAATTAGGGCATACTTGACATCTCACCTACATTGTTATACAATAATACTAGATGATGAGGTTGTGGGTATGTTTGGTATATCCAAGTTACGAGAGGGGGTAGGGTCACCCTGGTTACTTGGGTCTGACAAGTTGACAGACTACAAGTTTGAGTTTCAAAAACATGCTAAAGAGCATATAGATACATTTATGGACGAGTATAACGTATTATTTAATTATGTAGACAAACGTAATACTCAAGCTATCAAATGGATAAAAAGCCTTGGTTTCACTTTTACTAAGTTAGTGGACAACTTTGGCTATGAACAAAAACCATTCTACGAATTTGTAAAGGCGAATAATGTGTGATCCAACTGGAGGTTTCCTAACTGCTGGACTTATGGTTATGTCAGCACATCAGCAACAAGAAGCAGCTATGGCACAAGCTCAAGCAACCAATGAGGCTTTTGAGAAAAACCAAGCACTCCAGAATGAAGCGTACACCAAAGACATGGAAGCATTCTGGGATGAGGAAGTTGCAATACAACAACAAGCCTATCAGAATGCAGAGGATGCCGCTGATGCCAAGATTGACATGATGATAGAAAAACAGCAACTAGAGTCTTCGTTATCACAAGCTAATGCAGAAGGAACTGGTGGTCAATCTAGTAGTCGATCATTTAACATTTTACGTAGACAAATGGCAGACAGATCATTTGACCTAGATCAGCAGTTACAGCGTGGTGTTGTAGCATTAAAAGGAGAAAGTAAGGCTTTACAGCGTGACAAGTTGCAACGCAGGTACAGTGCTATGGGTGCTATTAATTCAATGCAACGTGACCCAGGATTAAGTACAACCGATAGGATACTTGGGCTTGCAGGTGCTGGAATGAAAGGGTACTCAATGGGATCACAGTATGGTGCAGATCCTGCTAAAACTACTCCAGGAAGAACAGCAGTTCAAGGTCCAGGTAGATTAACATCCAGAAAACAGTTAATGCAATTAGGATATAATCCAGGGCAAGGGGGACGTTAGTGAGCACAATAAAACAAGTATTACAGCAAGCAGGAAAATCGAGAGAACCCAAGTCACCCAACATATATCGTAGAGGTCGTGTGACTAACTCTGCGGCCTACTATCGTGGAGTCAAAGCTGATCCTGAAGCTGGTAGAATAAATGCCACAGCCGCCAAGTTCCTACAAGATATAGCACAACCTCTTGGTAAGATAGCAGGTGAACGAAAGAAAGAGTTTGCGGAAGCAGAACGTAACGCAGGTATCGCATCATTTACACGTGCTACACCAGAGCAACGTGAGAAGATGCGTAATGCTATTAAAGCAGGTATTATCTCAGAGTCAGAGTCTCCTTACTTTAGAGAAGGTGTAAGTATTGCATACACTAAAAGCCTTCTTGGTAAGTACAACCAGGACTTGTTTCAGAAGTACGAGGATTGGCCTGACAAAAATAAAGAAGATAGTGGCAACTTTGACAGGTTTTTAGATGAGTTTGATGGTGGGTATGCCGCTAATTTTGAGACAATACATGAAGATATACTAACAGAACACTTTATCCCAGGTCAAATGGGGATACGTAGGCAACTACAGCAAAGACACACTGAGCACCTAAATAAGAACTATAGACAAAAAGCATTTGGGTTAAAGGAGTCAGAGTTCTTTGAAATTCTAAAAGGATACCCAGAGGATCTTGTTAAAGAAATGCTTAACAATCCTACAACTGGTGTAAAAAGATTGGTCGAAAGGGGTAGAGATGGTAATACTCAGGACTTAGATCGTATGACTTTGGTTACAACTATATTAAATAGTGACACTATAACCAAAGAACAGAGAGAACAACTGTCCCAATTTCCTGATGGACAGCAGTTACTAAAAGACCTTGATGCTTTACAAGGTAAAAAAGAAAAAACTAAAGCTGTTGCTACTACCTCTATTGAAACAGGAAAACCAGTAGGACCAGAGTCTGTTCTTTTAAAACAAGAAGTCAAAAAGAGTAAGAAACCTACTCCTACTGGAAAACCTGATAGCGTTAAAGTTAAAAAAGGAGATACAGTATCTAGGTTAGCTGAAAGATATGGACTAACAGAAGAAGAGTTTCTGTCTTATAATCCACAGATTAAAGATAAAAATAAAATAGGACTAGGAGATAAAGTAAATCTTGTAAAGCCTACAGATTACTCTGAGTTAGAACAGTATCCAGGCCAACTTTCAGAAGTGTGGTTTGGATCTGAGGGACTCATGGAATCTGCGAAAAAGCAAGGAATGGGTATTGGTATGTCTGGGCCAAATGATATTATATTTACAGGTGGTCCACACGGTAGTATAAAAATAGACAAGAAAAAAGGTGAGTCTAAAGAAGAATTTGAGCGAAGAGCTTTAAACGCCTTTAAATTTCTAACTAAAGAAGCATGAAAGAACCTACACTTAAACAACAAAGAGACAAGATAATCAGAGATGCCTATATTAAGATGGAGGGGCAACATGATCTAGCCCATTCAGCTTTTAAGGTATCTCGTGAGATTAACACATTTCTTGAGGATGCTCGTGAACAAGGCTTTCATGACATGGGTAAACTCAATAAGATGGCTGCTCAACAAATAGCTAACCAAGCTATGGTCTACGAAGACAGAGACTTTCTTGACTTTATATACGAAATCAAAACCTATGGTGACTCAAACTATGGACAGACAGTAGAGGGTCAAACACTAATAAGAACTGTAGGTGACCAAATAGACACAAAACTAGATGAGAACGAAAGAAAAGAGTGGGACAACTACAAACGTAGACGAGAGCAAAATGTAGAAGCTCTTGACATACAAATAGGAAAGTTTAAGGCTGATAATAAAGATGGTAAGCATAACGATGCTATAGAACAACTATATAAACAACTAGAGAAATCAGGTAGACATGGGTTAGCATATACCTATAGAAAACGTGATAGAGATATAGCAAACGGGGACGAGGCAGATAAAAAAGTAGGGCTTAGTGGGGATAACTCAGGTATGCTTGAAACTTTAGAGACTGCTTATAAAGAAGGTGGTGCTGAAAATTATTATAAGAAAAAACTTGAGTTAAAAATCTCTGTAGACTCAGAGGCAGAACGTACTATTCTAAACTCTCAGAGAAAACCCAGAGTTATGCTTGGTGGGACTGAGCAATTCAAGACTCAAAAAAGTTCTACTCTAAAACAACTCATGGTTCCCTCTGGTCAAGCTCCAGATTTAATTGGTAAACTAAAACAAGATTTGCAAGGTGCTGCCCCAAAGGTGCCCACTGCCTATTTCCAAATGATTGACACTGTTACTGGATCTATAGATCGAGAGGCACAAGAGCTTTACTATAAAATACATAATATGGTATCAGATGATGAAACAAAACAATACAGAGCAGGATATGCTTATTGGCACCCAGATCAGCATGACGCATTTAACAGAGGTCTAGCTGAAATATCTAAGAGACATGTAGATAACGCAGTACCTTTGTTAGCAGGTATTATGACTGAACATAGAGGTGCGATGGAAAGTGTCCATGACTGGAGAACAAGTAAGCAACTAGGATTAAGGGGATTTAGAGAAACTATACGTATTTTTACAGGTAAAACTGTAAGGTCTGATGCAGTTATAAATCCCTATGAAGTAGAAAAAATGTATTTGCAATCAAAAAGAGATATGCAGTTAGGTGCTGTTCCTACTTTTATGGGATTTGAGGTCTATAATGACGAAACAGCTAGAAAAATGCAAACAAAAGCTGGCTTAGACCCTACAAATTGGACTGTAGATACTCCGCTAGAAGAATTTCTTGAAAGACGAGTTCGTATAGATAGAAGTTTGCCTGATATTGGATTGTATGAGGATAAAGAAAACATTCCTATTATTAAAATGTATTTACAACATATTGAAGATCAAATACGTTATGAAAAAGAACAATGGGATAAATCACAAGGTAAAACAAAGGAAGATAAATGAGTGGATTTGATTTCCTAGACAGAATTGGACAAGGAGAAGAAAGAGAAACTGAGGCAATAATTAAAGAAGAGATTGCTAAGTTTGACTCAAGTGAAAATACAGACCTCGATATATTCCAACAAGAACCAGAGGAAGACCCAAGTGTACTTGCTGATATGGCAACTGCTATACCTGGGGGTATAGGGGATGCTATTGAAGGCGGGGTCTCAGCAGTAGGAGATGCAAAAACGGGTATCGTTAATCTATTTGGAGGAGAGGACGAAGGTATAGGATTTGGTGGGAGTAAACTTGTGTTCAACATTCCAGGGCTAAAGAATCATGATCCTAATAGACCCTTTATCTCAACGATGAGTGATAGAGAGTTTGACGAACTATATGGAGAAGACAAGATAAACTATCTTCCTACACTAGATGACCCCGATACAGCGGCAGGACAGTTTACCAGAGACATGGCAAATGTGTTCACTGGTATATACGCAGGTGGTACCTTATTAAGAATGGGTAAAGGATTTGCAATAGGATCAGGGGCATCCATTCCAGGCAAACTAAACACTGTTGCAAAATGGACTGGCCCAGGTGCCGTAGGTTCTTTGATGTCTTTTCAACCTCACGAAGAACGTATGGCAGATGCAGTTGTTAATATTATAGAAGATACTCCATTTGAAATAGCACAACCTTTCTTTGAGTGGTTAGGGGCCGATGAAGATGCAGGTATTATGGAAGAAAGGTTTAAAATTGCACTAGAATCTATTCTAATGGATGCCGGCGTAATGGGTTTTTCTAAAGTGTTTAAGCTATGGAAAGCTAGACGTAACGTAATGAAGAAAGGCTTAAATAAAGAGTCTGTAGAAGAAATAGAAAAAGAAGCAAGTGCAGGACTAAAGGACATAGCTAGTAATGCACCAAGTAAACAAGTGTTACCTCCGTCTGTACGTAATGAGCAACTAGAGTTACCATTAGAAGGTGTAACACCAACTACAAAAGTTTTAGAAACACGTGTTATAGATAGTCCTGGTGTCTTTGAGCAAATGGCTAAGAACATGGCTTTTGGACAATATAAGTACGGATTTCCAGATGCAGGTAAAGTGTTTAATACCAAGTATATAATGGATCTTGGGCCACGTAAGGCTATGAACATTATAGCAGGAAAGCTAAAGAAAGAATTTGAACGAGCACAACCTCCTGATACACCTAGTGGTCCAAAACCTTTATCAGAAATCAAGTTGAAAGGTACTGCTATGGCAGACAGTATTGATGCCT